GGGGGGGGGATCCACCATGAATAATGGAGAATTTTTTGAAAAAGACATCGTAACTGTTGAATGCACAAATGGTACGCAGGACTTCTTACTGCTGAAATGCCATGAAGACTATGCTACCGCTTTGCTACTGAGAGAGAAGAAATACAGAGAAAACAATGTCAAGATTATTGGTAGATCTATAATGTATGCAGACGCTGGCAGACCGGCTTATGTTTACTATGACAAAATCAGTGGCTATGTAAAAACCATTAAGGATCAGGAATTTACAGATATTCAGGCCAGCATTGCAAAAGCTATGGGATTGGTAATTGACCGGGAAACAGCACCGGCACCAGAATATGTTCCACAGGGCAGCGAATCTACGGTGCCGGAAGAACTGGAAATGTTGTGCAAGCAGGTTGCGAATTGCTGCAAGAAACTGGACGATATGCAGCCGGAAGCACCGCAGGAGAATGTAGAAAAGTTGAAGACCAGCATTATCCGACTGGAAGCAGAACGTGATGTTTACAAGGAGCTGTTTATGATGGCAAATGGTACGAAAGGAGATAACGATGGATCTGAAAATAAGTCCGAGAAGTAAAAATGACCGAGGCGGGGTGGCGTGTATGCCGCTCCGTAGAAACGTCCCAGAGGGGCGAGAAGGTTGGAAGTTAACCACATGTCCTAATTGTGGAAGGGAGTGCTGGGAAATGCCCCTGCTGGACGTGGTAAAGGCACAGGGGGCTTCTGCATTGTGTACAGAGTGTGCATTGAAACAGGGAGCAGAAAAAACTATTGAGAAGAATATTGGAGCGTATGCGGTGTATCTGGCAAAAAAAGAAAACATCGTGAACATGAAAAGCAAATGCGGCAGTATGAAAGAATTGAATCGTGACCTGCAGGAATTTTTTGTGAAGTGCGGTGTCACAGATGAAGATGTTGCTGTTGTCAAGAAAAATGGCGAAGAATATATTGTGATCGAGGAGACTGTCGGGCAAAATATAATGCACATCATTACTGAAAAAATGACAGCACAGGGTCATATGACGTATGCGGTGGCGGAAGATTATCTGAAAAACGGAAGTGATCCGCTGGGAAAAGTGGATGTAAAGACGAATGCCGACCGAATCAGATCCATGACAGATGAAGAGCTGGCGGACTGGCTGAGTAATATGTGCTGCTTTGAGAAAGACGATGAACCGTATAAATCAATTTACAATATTGACAGAAATGAAGAAGAGGAAATCCATGATAGCTATGGCGATTTACTGAAATGGCTGCGAGAGGAGGCATAGCATGGGACTGACAATCAGAATTCCGGGAATGCGAGATACTTATAATTGCGGATATATTACATATGGCGTATTTCTTATGAAATTGGCAACAGCATACAATCAAGAAATGGGAGAGATATATGAAAAATATTTCAAATCAGCGATGCCGCTTTATCCGAAATTAACAGATACGGAAATTGCAAGATACAATGAGCTGTGCAATCCGGATTTAGACATATTGCTGTTTCATTCGGACTGTGACGGAAAACTGACACCGAAGGAATGCAAAAGAATCTATAAGGCAATTAAAGATCTGAAAATGGATATGCCGGGACATAACTATGGTGACATGAAACCGTACAATATGCTGGAGCGATTCAAAATGATGTTCCTGCATTGTTGGAAATTCCGAGTGGATATGTACTTTGAGTGAGGTGGTTGGTATGTGTGATGGAATCAAATTGGTATGCAATGAAGCCGGGGAATGGGAGAAATACGACGATACTTGGGACATTACAATTCATTGCAGAGATGAACAGGAAAATGAAAAGATAAGAGCAATTCTCACAAATCTAAATCTTTCCGGGTGGATTGCGACAAAAGATAAGCTACCAGAGAAATTTAAGACGGTTTTATGCTGGGTCAGAGACAAGACCATTGCAGGAGTCGAAACCTATATTCTGGGATCGCAGGATAATGGGTGCTGGTTCCTGAAGACTTATGATATTGGCACGCAGAGCTATCCTGTGAGAGACTATGAGGTAGTTGCATGGCGAGAATTGCCGGAACCGTATGTGGAGGCAGAAAAGTGAATAAGCAGAGAAGAAAGAGATTAGGTAAAGCATTTGATCTGGTAACGGAAGCAATGGATATTTTGGAAGAGGTAAAATCTGAGGAAGAGGAAAGCTATGACAATCTTCCAGATAATTTCCGAGATGGTGACAAGGGAGAAGAAATGCAGAATTACATAGAAATGCTGGAAGAGGCCAGTGGCTATCTGGACGACGCAAATAGCGTGATCGAACAGATCTGATGGACGAAAGAAGATTTTAACAGGAGGAATTGCGAAGATGAATAAAGTTATTTTGATGGGACGACTTACCAGAGATCCAGAGGTCCGGTATTCTTCTGGCGAAAATGCGCTTGCGATAGCGAGATATACTTTGGCGGTTGATCGAAGATTTCATAAGGACAATGAAGCGTCTGCGGACTTCATTGCCTGTGTTGCGTTTGGAAAAGGCGGAGAATTTGCGGAAAAGTATCTGAGACAGGGAACCAAAGTCGTAGTCACAGGTAGAATCCAGACTGGAAGCTACACCAATCGGGAAGGACAAAAGGTATATACGACAGAGATTGTTGTGGAAGATCAGGAGTTTGCAGAGAGCAAAACAGCGAGCCAGAATAATTCGCAGACCAGTGCCGGAAGCCGGCAGCAGCCACCGCCATCAATGCCAACTGATAAGGATGGATTTATGCAGATCCCGGATGGAATTGATGAAGAATTGCCTTTTAATTAAACACGAAGAAACCAGAGCCGTTGTGTATGCAGCGGCTTTTGATTTACTCACAAATGTTGACAAATAACTTACAAAAATGCGTTTTATCTATTTACAAACTTACATATGTATGCTAGAGTAGAGACAGATAAAACAAAGGAGGGTACAAGGCATGAGAAAGAAATCTGGTATCTACAAGTATAACGGTAAGTGCTTCAGATATGATTACGAACATGCAATCGTAGAGTATGTGTCCAAGGCAAAAGCACAGGAAAAGAAAGATAATGAGGAATGGATTGCAAAATTCGGTAAGCCTTTATGGGACATTGATGAAAGCGGCTACCTGCTGATCGACAGCATTGGACTTTCAAGAGAAAACTGGAAAGATAAAGAAGCCAGAAATGAGTATCTGGAAGAGTATTGTTACCAGCTTGAGGATTTTGTTGCAAGCGAACTGGCTGGGATGCTTTAAGAGAGGGAACGAGCATGGAGAAAGATTACAGAGAGAAGATTAAGAAACTGTTGGCACTGGCGGAAAGCCCGAATGAGCATGAAGCCAAGGCAGCACTGCTGAAAGCAAAAGAGCTGATGGCAGAACACAAACTTTCCGAGATGGACGTGAAGGACGTAGGAAAGAAAGAAGTAAAAGAAGTTCTGCTGGAAGGTATGCAGGCCAGCACAAGATATAATCCTTGGATCATTCCGCTGAGTACAGTTATCGGAGAAAACTATTGTTGTAAAGCCTTTAATAACAAATACAGCGGAAAGCAGCTCAGAACAATAGGGTTCGTTGGATTTGAGGAAGATGTGCAGATCTGCGAGCAGGTGTTCCGATATGCTGTGAACTGTGTGGAATCAAAACTGAAAGAAATCAAGAAAGAAAATAGCTGCTATAACGCTCAGTACCGAAAGAAGCTGTGCGATGGTTATGGATATGGATTTATGATCGGCGTGCAGGAAGCTTTTGAAAAGCAGCAGGAAGAGAATGAGGAAAAAGGCTGGGGACTGGTAATGGTTATGCCTCAGGAAGTTGTAGAGCATGTGAAAGATTTCAGAACCGAAAACTTCAACAAAAATGCTGGCAGCAAACTTGACACTAACGCTTTTGGCATTGGGTACACGGATGGAAAGAAATTTGATCCGACAAAAAGACTGGAGGCATAGCATGGACAAAGAAATGATAAAAGCCCTGCGGTGTCTTGGAAGCCAGAGTTGTATGGGAGACTGCTATGCTGATGTATATAACTACAAAAACAGATTCGACGTGAAAGCTGCATACATGTGCTGTGGAGAAGCAAACAAGGAAAATAACTGGATCGGCTGTCCATATTATCAGAATAAATACGAGACTTGTATTGATGATGGCTGCGAATGGCTGGATAAGGTAGCTGACATTTTAGAGGGAAAGACAGGGGGCAACAAGGATGGAAGGTAAAACTTTAAGGTTTGGCATAGAGGGCGCATGGTTGACTGCATTTGTACGGGAACAGGTATTTTCTGAGGGAAAAGATCCGAAACACATGATCGAAATTATGCGTGGATTTATGTGCGGAACAGATCAGACAGAGGCAGAAATCGACAGACAGGCAGAAGATGTGCTGCTTGGAAGGGCGGAATTTAGAGGAAATCCCAGAGATGGTTCATGGTGCCTTGCTATTTTTCCAGCAGGGGAAGAACCTAGCGATTGGGATATGCTTGGAAAAATTGCGGAAATTATGAAGAAAAATAAACTTCTGGAAGATCAGGTGGCTGCTTATAAGGGAAAATATTCTGCAGCATTGGAAGCAATGTATTATTCTCAGAGAAATAATTTCCTGCAATCAATAGGCGAAGCACCAGAAGAAATGATGCCAACAATTCTGCGAGAATTTTTGGACAGAGCTGCTGACAATGAATCACACGAAACGGCTGACTATGGTTGGTTGGAGCCAGACGGTACATTCCATGAAGTGGAGTGGGGAGAGCATACCAAATGGGCTGATGATTATATGCGCGAGCATATGACTGATGATGAATGGCTGGAAAACGAGATTTATAATTCAGGAGATTATTTGACGCAGAGAGGCTGGGTGCTGCTTCATAACCCAGCGCAGGGCATCGCTATTCCGACTAAAGACCCAACGAAACGCTACACGAAAGCACAGCAGAACTTTCTGTACGGATATTATATTGACAGAAATCAAAGCGATAGAGCAAATGAGATTATGGAGGAATAAAAATGAATGAGAGCGAAAAAAGAGATATACAAGAATATGGAATAACCATAGGGAAGGCGTGTGCTGTTTTCCAGCAGATCAAGAGTGACAAGTACAGCGAGGACGAAAAACTTCGGGCGATTTGGGCTGTACTGGACATGCCAACACATAATGGCATCACCAAGGATACGATTTTGGAAGCGTTTCGCTGGCTCTTTGATTATGCAATAGAAATTGATCCAGAAAGTGAGACAAAGAAATGATAGGAAAATGTGCTTTACCATCGGAGTTTTGCGGACATGATGATTGCTGCATATGCTGCCCGGAGAATGAGAGTTGCAATGCTCAGTGCGGAGAAAAAGACGAACACGAATATGCGGAGAGCTGCCCTTATTATTGGGTACCAGAAATTGAAAAGGAGAATGAAACATGACAGAACCAATGATGATTACAAAAAATATGAGAAATGACAGAGCGGAGAAAGTTAGCAAAATTATTGAAAATGTCAACAGGAATATACGGCGAGCTTCAGAACAGGGACTGCACGAATGCTATTTTGCCTGTTCAAAAGACAGCTACTCTGAAGCTCCTTTTTACAAGGAGGTTAGAGAAAGATTTGAAAGCTACGGATACAGAATCAAACCTACCGGATATATCGACGGTGTATGGCAGAGAACAGAGCATATTGAGTGGTAGGTGAGAACATGAGAAAGAAATGCACGACAGAAGAAATAAACTACCTTGTGAAGATTTGTCTGGACATTGCGAATATTGTAGACCGACATGGCGAAAAAGACAAGCCATATTTAGATGAGCTGGGGCTTGGATACAGAGCTTTGAGCATATCATTACGACGTGGCATGAAAGCAGTTATAGACTTGCAGGACGATTATTCTAAAGCATTGGAATACCAAAACAATGCTGAAATAAGAGAGAAATCAGCCAGAGATTTCTTGCAGGAAGTTTTTGAAGACGAATATATTGATACAATCGATAATGAAGACAAGCAGAAAATAAAGGAATTTGTGCAACAGCTTATGAAAAAATGGGAGGAATAGAGATTGAACTATGTTCATACAGGAAGATGATTTGAAATTAAATGATTGGCAGTTTGCGCAGAGAAAATACCTGCCATATGAAACTAAGTTGCGTCTCTCACGAAAGCGCATTGAGGAATGGTATGACAACTGGGGCGGTCAAGTGTATTTGAGCTATTCTGGCGGTTTGGACAGCACAGCATTACTGCATATGATAAGAAAAACCGTTGGGCAGGAAGTTCCGGCAGTATTCTCAAATACTGGTTTGGAATTTCCTGAGATAGTAAGATTTGCACGTCGGGCCAGCGGAGAATTTGTCGAAATCTATCCCAAATGGAAAGATGGAAGCAGAGTTACATTTAAACAGGTAGTTGAGAAATACGGATTTCCTTTAATCAGCAAAGAGACCGCGCCAAAGATAAGAAAACTGCGGCATGGGAATCTATCAGACAGATACAGAAACTATTTGCTGAATGGCGATGAAAGAGGAAAGTTCGGTATGCTCCCTAAAAAGTGGAGATTTTTGCTGGATACCAAATTTGATATCAGTGAACAGTGCTGTGACATTACCAAGAAAGGACCATTTAAAGATTATGTGAAAAGAACCGGGCGGGTGCCATATATAGGGACAACACAGGACGAGGGTTTCAGACGTGAACACCAATATGCTCATACTGGCTGCAATGTATATGATGGAAAAACAATCAAGAGCCAGCCCCTCGGTCCATGGACAAGGCAGGACGTACTTAGATACATAGTGGAAAATGATGTTGAGATATGTTCTGTATATGGCGATATAAAGCAAACACCAAGCGGCATATACTACACCACAGGCGAACAGCGTACTGGCTGTATGTTCTGTGCTTTTGGCGCACATATGGAAAAATGTCCCAACAGATTCCAGCGTATGGCAATGGCACACCCGCGACATTATCAGATCTGCATGGAACTGAAAAATAATGGAGTAAGATATCAGGATGCATTGGAAACATGCGGAATAGAGACAGAAACGTGGGAACAGAACGGACAAATGAATATAACGGATTTTTTAGCATAGGAGGAAAGACTGTATGTACGATTGGGAAGATCAGGAATTTTACGAAAGCAGCCAATATGCAGATGAAATTGAAGCGTTGCAATCAGCGATTCGTAGCTCGATAAGAAAAGAAGTTCTGGAAGAAATGAACCGGTTGCAGGAGGAAAATAAAAAGCTTCAGGGGATCAAGGAACATTTCGAGAGTGTAAAGAGAGATTATGAAAGAAAAAAATCAGAATGTGACCGGATTATTGCAAACGCAGAATATAATGCAAGAACAGCCAGATTTAGTGAACTGATGAAAGATCACAAAGTAATACGCTGGAAAGTGGACTGGAAATTGGCATATGGAGTGAAATGCGATATGTGCGATGATTCCAGACACATAAAGATAACACTTCCGTCTGGGAGAGTGGTTGAAGATAGCTGCAAGTGCAATACAAAAAGCCGACGGTTGTTTTACCCGGCTCCACGTGCATTGTATGAAATTTCTGATAGGAATGGGCTGATGGGGTGGTATAAAGAATGTACTTCTTCCGATGGAGGAAAATATTATACTATTTCAGATGGATATCTCACGATATGTGACGGAAATAGTAAAAAGGCAATGGGGAAATTAAAACGGCATAAAGAGGAAGGAATTGAAAATGCCTTATTTGATAACAAGGAAGAGTGTCAGAAGATTTGCGACGAACTGAATGAAGAACAGGGACATCCTGAATGGATTTATAAGATGGATGGTATGCCGATTGTTGGAGAAGGGGGAACATTATGCGACTGATTGATGCGGACAAACTAATTTTGCATTTGAACGATTATGCACTGACAGAAGCACCGGACGAAAGAGAAAGTGCAGGTGAAAGAAGAATATCAAGCGCAGTATATTCTGCGATTCAGTGTTGCATGAAAGCAGTAGAAGAACAGCCAACAGCATTTGATACTGATAAGATTATAGACCAATTAGAAGAACTGAAAGAGGAAGATATTTGCAAGAATATGTCATGTTTATTGTGCAAATATACTTCACAATGTGAAACTGGAGAAATGGGTGAAAAAGTTGCAATCGACAGAGCGATTGAAATTGTAAACGAGGCAGAACAGCTAGAGCAAAAAAATCATTGGATTCTGGTAACAGAAAGACTGCCAGAGCCAGATAAGCTTATTTTAGTATCATTCAAAAACTGCTCACTTCCGATGATCGGAAGATATACAGTTGATGGCGATGGCGGTGGCACGTTTAGAATCGGTGACGAGGACGAGAGTTTTATTGAGCACGATTTATATGTGAACGCTTGGATGCCACTGCCAGAATGCTACAAGGAGGAAAAAGAAAATGGATAAGCAGGAAGAAAAATGTGACGGTATTTGCTATGCGCCTGATAAAATGTGCCCATGTGTTGAATGGTGCGAAAAGACCAGAAAAGGAGAATTCTTGGCAACTATTATGGCAGCGTTTTTCGTGTTTGTGATAACAATGATGCTGCTACCGGGAATATTGATGCTGAATTTAGCTGATTGGATTTATGATCGGCTGTGGAGGTAGAGATATGGCAAGCCCTAAAGGCTTTATATTGTACCGGATATGGTATGGCGAATGTATGGCATATCTCGGGAGAACAAAGCAGCCGCTTCAAGCAAGGATCAGGGGACATATGTTCCAGAAACCTATGCACAGAGCAATCAGCATACATAATGTCACAAAGATAGAATATGCAGAGTTTCAGACGGAAGCAGATATGTTCCTGTATGAGATATATTTTATCAATAAGTATAAGCCACCACTGAATGTTGACGATAAAGCACACGATGATCTGACAATAACACTTCCAGAAGCAGACTGGAAAGAATTTGTTCCAGCGAACTGGGAAGAATGGAAGCGAGAGATAAGTGTGCCGGGCGCAAAAGATACGGAAGTATGGAACAGGATAAGAAATCAGCGAGCAGCAGAGGCAGGCAAAATTATAGATCTGTTTTGTGAATGAGGAGATAAAAATGAATATAAATGGCGAAAGAGTAGATATTTTAAAAGTCAAACATTGTGGATACGAAATGGAATATGCGTGTTATGTGGCACGAGCACTGCGTGAGAGAAGTGGAACAGAACGACTTAAAAGCTGTTCTATAGTGATTGATGATCTGTATGATATTGAGAGAATCATAAGTGCGTTACAGAACATACGGAATGAAATTATACGCAATACGGGCTGGCAAAAAATGAAATAAAACATTGAAAAAATTCCCTGCTGTGATAGAATAGCATTACACAACAGGGAATTTTAATGTGCATCGGCATTGAGCCGATATTTTTTGATCGAGAACCTACCTTATATAAGTAAGTTTTTGATTGTAAAAAGAATCATGCCGGATGCGATGATCATTTTGTAGACCAAATTCTTACAAATGTAACTGACCGTCATAAATGTCGGCCACAAAAAATACCCGACAGGTGTATGCCTGCCGGGTGTTTTTATATACTGGAATATTCAAATGTTGCAGCAAGACCATTTCGGAAGACAATGGACTTGACTTTTCCGTTGTAGATCACAATGTTATCAATAACACTGACAACGAAAGTCTTTAGTACAGATGGATCTACAGACTGGGCGAGATTCTTATAATTGATATATAGTCGGTTGGAAAGTTTTTGCCCAATGATGAACTGAGAAGCCTTAGTAAGAAATTCGCTGTCAGTCAGTGCCATTTGCACTTCTTCAGACTGAGCTATGCCAAGTTTGTCATTGACGTCGGAGAGCAGGGTTTCCAGATCTGTTCGCTTTCGGACATATTCATTCTCAGAAATTGGGCGGTCGCTCATAATATAAGTGTTGAGCAGACGATCCAGCGCACGTTCCAGACGCTTTTTCTCTTTGCGGAGCCGCACAAGTTCTGGATCTACTTTGGCGGTCTTGGGCTTACTTACAGCCACATCTTTTCCGTAAATTGCACCGCTGATATTTCCAGAGGAAAGTAGATTGAAGAAACTGTTCAGGCCGTCACTGTCAATGGATATGACATTGTGGAAAGCGTCACCGAAGAGCAGCCGGTCTTGTAGCTGCACCGGAGTCTGTATATCTTTAAATCCTTTCTGAGCATTCAGCATATTCAAAATGTAGTTGAATACGAACTCACCGACCACCGGATCCGATGTAGATTTTCCTGTACATTTATTCGAAGATCTACGGCGGGTAGGGCAAGGGTAATTAGAATATTGCCAGCCGTCCGCCTTTTTGTTAGATACAGAGTTATTCAATGGTTTTCCACAGTTTCCACAGAACAGCAGACCACCAAAGATATGAACACGTTCCCGGGACGAAGCAGGAGCCATATCTTTTCGGTATCGCTTATTTGCTTTTAGAATGGCTTGCACTCTGGCGAACTGTTCTCTTGAAATGATTGCCGGGTGGTGATCCTTGACTATGATCCATTCACTTTCAGGTTTAGGTTTTGAACGATCACCTTCACGAAGAGCATTGTACCGATAATCTCCTACGTAAAAAATATTTCTGAGAACCAGATGAACGGTCACAGGCGACCATTCATGTCCATAACGAGAGATTGCGTTCCTGTCATTCAGAATTTTGGCTTCACGGACTATGCTGCGCTCCTGCTCATAGAGATCAAATATTTCCTGTACCAATGCAGCCTCACCTTTGTCAATCTCAAAAATCTGCTTTTCCTTCTTTTCGCCTTCTGTCCGGTATGTGTATCCGAAAGGAACACGCCCGCCGTTCCAACGCCCACTCTGAGCCATAGCGATCATAGTATGGGTAACACGTTCTGAGGTCATATTCCTTTCAAGTTCTGCAAACACAAGGATAATTTTGAGCATGGCTTCACCCATAGCTGTGCTGGTGTCAAACTGTTCGTTTTTGCTGACAAAGGTAACACCCAATTCTTTTAACTCTTTATACATCATGGAAAAGTCCAGTAGATTTCGGGAGATACGATCAATTTTCCAAACGAGAAGGTGAGAAAATTTGCCAGCTCTGATTTGCGACATCATATCCTGAAATTTAGGCCTGTCCATATTCTTACCGGAATACCCGGCATCTTCAAAAATAACGATATTCTCAGGCGATGCATTCAGCATCATTTGAGCGTAGGTCGTGAGCTGGGTGCGTTGCACGTTAAGAGACTCGCCGTTTTCCGCCTGCATAGTGGTGGAAACACGAATGTATATCGCTACTCTTGTCAATTTTGAAAATTCCATCAATGCTCCTTTCGTAAAATGAAAGCCGCCTGAGATCAAGCGGCCATCACTTCCAATATTGTTTTATCCAATCTTTTTCGGCGGCATTGCCGTGGCTTCAAAGTAAGAAGCCAATCGTATGAGATATACCCAAGCCTTTGAACGGCAAGCGGTATGGAAGAGGATTTCAACACATAATATTTCCACTTACTTCCTGAAGGACCAGAACGCCACTCTGAGCTTCCTTTTACACAGAAGATATAAATACTGTGTATATAGCTGCTGTGGGCTGCTTGCAGCGGTAGCACAGCATGAGCAGGGTATGTGGGATCGTAAGATTTATCAAGTGAAGCCACACTGATCCCAAAGGAATATCTGCCTATCTGTTTGCTTTCAAAATAAGCCATGTCAACGCCTCCTCTTGGAATAATCACTCAGCCGGACAACTTACTTTCATTTATCTTGGCTGCCATTTCACGTTCATACGCCACCTTGATGGAATCATAGATGAAATCCTGATTGGCTGGCGGGAGCTGCTGGTACATTGCCAACATTTCACTCTCTCTGGTACGTGTTGTCGGGAACGAAGTTTCTCCTGTCAGCAAAAATTCTGGCGTTACCCCTAGAAACTGAGCAATCTGCATAATGTATTTTGCGGGCGGATCGCTGTTTCGCTGTTTCCATGCGGTTGTCTGTGCGGTTCCGATCTTTAGAAGTTTGCAAAGATCAGCAGGTCTTTTTCCTTGTTCTTCCATAATGGAGAACATTCTTTCACATATCGTCATAATATCTACTCCAATAACTTAAAAATGTATAAAAAGAGCTTTACAAACTTACAAACGTATGCTATCATCATAATAACTTACAAATGTATGCTAACAAGCACACGAACGTAAGCAGAAACACAGGTTCCGGGACGAACCTTAGAACTATTTTACAATCTTAACTTACAAATGTAAAGATTGAAATTCCAGAATAAAGGAGGGACAAACGTGGGAGAAAACAAGGAGTTTTCTGACTGGGTAAAAAGAGCGAAAGTTGCAACTACAGAAAAAGGCGTAACGATTGTAGAAATTGCTGAAGAGCTTGGGACAGCGACCAATTATCTGTATGGCATTATGAGCGGCAGAGTTTTCTCACAGCCAATGATCCAGCGAGTAAGTGACTACCTTGGAATAGAGGGTGTTGCCAAACGTGATAAGAAAGAGCTATCTGTATGGTGCAAAAACGCGAAGATTGCAATGCTGTCACAGGGGATTTCTACAAATCAGCTTGCGGATAGCACTGGCATGAGAAGAGAGTATGTATCTTCAATCCTCAACGGACGTGTGGTTTCACAGCCTGCTATCCAGAAGATCAGCGATTTTTTGAATATTGCATGTAATGCTCTTTGATTTGTAACTATTGTAACATGAAACTATGGAGGACAGCATGGGTAACGGCTATAGGAAAGACGGTAAGAATGTATATTTTGAAGCCAGAAAAAAGGCTGCGATGTATAACGATACCCTAAGTAGCAGGGAAGGGGCTGCAAGGCTGCTTGGAATATCTGCGGCAACATTGACGGACTATGAGCGTGGGATCACGAAAGTAGTGCCGGTAGAAAATGTAGTGCAGATGGCAGAGCTGTATAAATGCCCCGAGCTGGAAAATGGGTATTGTAAGCATGAATGCCCGATAGGCAGAAATAGACCAATAGCCACAGAGGTTCCGAGATTGGAGGGAACTGCACTGCGGCTGATTAAGGAACAGAATGCTGATAAGCTTCAGGAACTAAAGGAATCTGTGATTGATATTGCGGCAGACGGAAAGATCAGTGCAGATGAAAGGGACGGACTGCGAGAGGTTGTCCAGCAATTAAAAAATATACAGTACGCAATCAGTGAAGTGGTGTTGCTGACAGAAAAGGAACTCGGAGGGAAGGTGTAAGCATGAATGCGGAGGCAATGTTGGAAGTCCTGAAAAGGGATTTTGGGATAAATAACAGAGAAGAATTTGAGGCAGCGTGAAAGAATTTCACAGGGCTGGACATTGGCATTTTTATTACACCGGTAGGGGAGGTAACGGAAAATGATGGTAAATGCAGAGAAAGTTATTTACAGACTGTTAATTGGTAGTGTAATCACAGCGGCAACATGGACTTTAATGACAGGAGATTTTGACACTGTGTTTGGCGTACTTACATGGTTTGCGATCACACTTTTTGTACAGGAAGATATTTATGATTTTGTAAGAAAGAAAAGACGGCAGGCCAGAAGAAAGAATTTAAAAATCCACAAGGCGGCAGAAACAGATTCGAGAGAAAGGATGGGAGCTTAATTATGTGCAGTGTATGTAGAAGAAATCCCTGTGCAGCAGGTTGCCCGAATGCAGAGGAACCAAAACCGATACATATTTGCAAGGAATGTGGCTATGGCATTTATGAGGGTGACCATTATTACGACGGACCGGACGGATATTACTGCGAAGAATGTCTGGAAGATATGTCAGTTAAAGAACTGGTTGAGCTGCTGGGTGATGAACTGAAAACAGCATAAATACAAGATATGGAGGAATATGGGAATGAACGAATTACAGGTAAACGTAACACAGAAACCGGGTGCTGTGCAGTGGAATTTTGAAGAGCTGGTAAATGCTTTGCAGGCTCAAATGCAGCAGTATGAGGCTATGGTATATACAGAAGATACCGTAAAAGACGCAAAAGCAGATGTGGCGGCACTGAGAAAGCTGCGCAGCGAAGTTGAGAGCCGGAGAAAAGAGATCAGAAACAAATGTCTGGAACCATACGGCGTAATTGAAGAACAGGCCAAAATCCTTACAGGCATGATTGACAAGCCGATAGCCAAGATTTCTGAACAGGTAGAGGAATACACTGAGAAAAGGAAACAGGAAAAGAAAGAAGAAATTTTGGCTTTTATGCGAGATACCTTTGCAGATCTGCCAGACAATGTTTCTGCGAAGCTGCGCTTCAAAGTATATGATCCAAAATGGGAAAATGCGACAGCTACGAAGAAAGCATATAAAGACGCTATCACCAGTGCTTATCAGGCTACAAAATCTGATCTTGCGATTTTGGAAGGCGTTGATCCGGATTACAAGGAAGCTGCAATGCAGGCATATATCAAAGATTTGAGCTTGCAGGACGCTATGGCGAAGGCACAGGAACTTCAGAAGCAGAAAGAAATTGTTCTGGAAAATGAGCGCAGACGCAAGGCGGAACAGGAACGGCTTGAACAGGAGAAAGCTGCCAGAGAAAAGGCACAGGCGGAAGTTGCGGCGCGGCAAAAGGAAGAGCAGGAAATGCAGGCACAGGATGCCCCGGTATTCCCGCCGAAGCAGGAACCTGTAAAAGAGCCAGAAATGCCATTTGGAGAACCAAGCGTAGGAGCTTTTGAAGCAGAAAAGGAAATTGTTGTGCGAGTTATGGTACCTGAAAGCCGAATGGAAGAGTTTGAGCAGGCAATGCAGGATCTGTTTATGAGATATGAGGTGATCTGATGGCTGATACAGAGGTAAAAGCAGGAAAAATCTATGCAGCAATATCAAATGTGATGGCTGCAATCAATGCGGTAGGCAAGAACCAGAAGAATAAGAATCAGGGATTTATGTACCGCGGCGTTGATGATGTGATGAATGCCCTGTATCCGGCGCTGTCCGAATACCATGTGTTTATAGTGCCGCAGATCATTGAGCAGAAAAGAGAAGAACGGCGTACGAACTCAGGAAATGTACTTCTGTATTCTATTTGCCAGATACGCTTCCGGTTCTATACGGACGATGGAAGTTATGTGGATGCCGTTACAATCGGCGAGGGCATGGACAGCGGAGATAAAGCTACCAACAAGGCTATGGCTGTGGCGTTTAAATATGCTTGCTTCCAAGTATTCTGCATACCTACGGTAGAAATGAATGATCCAGACGGCGATACGCCAGATCCTATTGAACCGTCACAGGAAGCGCAGCAGAAGGAAATTGACGCGGCAAATAACTCCCCGATTGATAAGACAAAGATTTCAGTGATCCGTAATACGATTGCCAGCAAGGGGCTGAAAGAAAGCAGCATTCTGGAACACTACGGAGTCAAGAGCTTTGAGGCAATGTCCTTTGGAATGTGGAATAATGCTATGCAGCTTTTGGGTAAGTATCCAGACAAAGCATAGCGGACGGAGGTCAGAGATGGTAAGAACGTCAGACGATAAAAAGGCATTTTACTTATACAATGATTACATAGACCATGTGAAACTGATGTCTGACGAGGACGCAGGGAAACTGTTCAAGGCGATCTTGGAATATGAGAACGACTTGGAAGTACAGGAACTTTCAGGGGTTGCAGCTATGGCATTTTCCTTTATTAAGAATCAACTGGACAGGGATTCTAGTAAATATGAGGAAATATGCAAAAAGAACCGGGCAAACGGCATGAAAGGCGGCAGACCACGAAAGAATGCAGAGGAACAGCCAAACCGAACGGTTGCGGAAGAAAACCCAGAAAACCGGACGGTTTTGGAACAGGGGACAGAAGAGAAACAGAACGAGAAGCCTGCGAAGAAAGTGAATTCATATCCTAAGAATTTTGAAGAGTTTTGGGCTGTATATCCACGGAAAGATGAAAAAGGTGTTGCCTATGCGAAGTATGCAGCAAGAATCAAGGACGGCTACAGCCCGGAGGAATTGCTGCAAGCGGCAACAGCTTATGCAGATCAGTGCAAACGGTTGAAAACAGAGAAACAGTTCACAAAGCAGGCAAAGACATTTTTATCCGACAAGGCACCGTTTGCAGATTTTTTAAAGAGCGACATTAAGCAGGAACCCGAAAACGATGGCTATGGAGAAGTGGACTTCTCAAAACTGGTGGAGGTATAGCATGGACGTAACAGGTTATCTTCCGATTGAACAGAGTAAAAATGCAGAAAACATAAAAGATGGAGATTATCAGAAAGATGGACTTTGGTACTGTGGCGTTTGCCACAGGCCGAAGCAGCACCGGATAGAGCTGGGATCGTTCAAGCGGATAGTATGGTGTATATGCCAGTGTGACGCTGACCGGTTACAGGAAAGAAAGGAAAAGGATGATTACGAGGAACGAATGCGGTATGTGCAGCGGTTGAAAATGGCAAGCTGTATGCCCAGGGATTGCATGGAAGCGAGCTTTTCTGAGTACAGAGTCCGCAAGGAAAATGAGAAGGCGTTCAATATTGCAAAACGGTATGTGGAACGCTTTGGGACTATGAAACAGGAAGCACAGGGCCTTTTGCTGTATGGCCCGCTGGGAACCGGGAAGTCCTATACAGCGGCGTGTATTGCAAATGCACTCATGGAACAGAGCGTGCCGGTAATAATGACATCCTTTGTAGAGATCCTGAAGGATATTCAGGGCAGGGGAAGCAAAGAAGCTGAATATATGGACGCACTGAATGCAGCTACCCTGTTGATTATTGATGATCTGGGCGCAGAGCGTGATTCAGCGTATGCAGTAGAAAAGGTATATAGCGTAATTGATCGGCGGGTACGCTCCGGGAAACCAATGATTCTGACAACCAATTTAAAGGTGCAGGATATGGTTGGGTGTGCGGATCTGAGCTTACGCAGAATATACGACCGGATTTTTGAAAAGTGCTATCCGGTGGAAATGCTTGGAACGTCCTTCCGTTTGGAGGAAGCGGCAAGGCGACAGGCACAGATGAAAATGTTATTTGCTTAAAGGAGGAAAAGCATGGGAACGAACAAAGTAGGAGAAAACATCAAGAAGCTTCGGACGGAAAGCGGTCTTTCACAGAAAGAAGTTGCGCAGGCGATTGGCAGAAGCGAGAGCCAGATTGGTGCTTATGAGAATGGATCAGTGGATATGCCACTGAGCGTATTGTTCAAAATTGCAGCTTGCCTGAAATGTGCCCCAGAGGAACTGATTACTGGTAAACAGGAAAAGCCAGAAAAGAAGTGGGATGCGGAGTTGAAAATATTCCATCAGCAGGACAGATTGACAATGATTCAGATTCTTGCAAAGAACGGATATGAGGTGGGGCAGAACAAACGTTACCCGAGTCCAGACAGCAAGACACTGAGCTATTATGTACACGCAACATTGCTGGAAGATAACGCCGATACGTCCAGAAATGATAAGTAGGAGACGATATGCGGTATATAAGAAAGCCGGAAACGGTGGATGTATTTCAGTTTGGGGCAGATGCAGAAGTATCAGCCCCGAGCTGGTTTATGAAAGAACTGGAAAAAGAACAGATTTTCATTAACCGGGTAATCACAGACGGAGCGACCAAAGTTTACGGATGCACGATCACGACGGCTTATGGAAAACAAAGAGCGAAAAATGGTGATTATATTGTGCGTGCTGCGAATGGCAGCATTTTTCCGGTTAAGAAGAACATATTCAGAACACAGTATGAAAGGGTGAAAACATGAAAGTAGCATTTATTGTGGATGGAGAGCCAAAGGCAAAGCAGAGGCCAAGAGTTGTACAGACAGACCATGGATCCGTAGCATACACACCGAGGCAGACAAAAAATTATGAGGATTGGGTAAAGTGCTGCTATATCAATCAGGTAGGAAGAATAAAATTGCAGGCACCGATCAGAGCTACCATAACTGGCGTATTCCCTATACCGAAAAGCACACCGAAATATAAAAGGGTGAAAATGCTGGCAGGCGAGATTCTACATACAAAGAAAATAGACTGCGATAATCTGGCAAAAGCTATTCTGGATTCACTGAATAAAATTGCTTATGATGATGATTCGGGAATTTCAATGCTGGTCGTTGATAAGATATATGGTGAAATGCCAAGAGTAGAAATCACACTGGAAGAAATCGGACAATAAGGAGGGCAAATGCGTGGGAAAGAAAGGATTGACTGACGAGGATGTTGCAATGATCGCAAGCGTAGCTGCGGAGAAAGCGATTGAGGCGTACAGAAAAAAGGAAGATTCGGAGCGAAAAAAGCGGGAACGTACTGAAAGCAAACCGGCAAAGACAAAGAAGCTGCTGACCGCATACCGCAGGATGAAAACGGATATTGCGGACACAGAGGAGCTGACAGAGGCAGAAAAGAGAGAGTTCCGCTGGCGGTTCATCGAAGATCTTATGGGAACGGCTGTGAGTAATTGCGACCGGACCGAAAAGGACATTGAGAAATATGAGACAAAGCGGAAACAGAATTTGTTCTATGTGCAGATTATTGATCGCGCCATGAAGCTGTATAAACAGGAGTGCGAAAGTTCGCCTTACGAGGAAGATGTTCGTCGGTACAGAGAGGTACATGCCATGTACATTGCTGATGAACCAAAGACCGTGCAGCAGATTTCTGAATTAGAAAATGTCAGCGACAAGACTGTGTACAATGATTTCAGAATTGCATGTGCCGCCATCTCTGTGTATTTGCTTGGAGCCTGAGTTTTACAGGCTTTATGGACATTTTACCACGCATTACAATTCGGACGCTCCCTATGGCTGTGAGGGCTTGTGGGAGCATTTCAAAATGTTTAGGTTTACCTTAGAAACGTACTGCGGTAATATGGTAGTGCGAGTTCCCATGGTTTCGACCATAGCAGGGGCAAGTATTTCTGTTCTTGTATCCTCCAATCGCAAGGACACCAGAAAAAGCAGGTGGCTGGACTTACCGCCAGTCACCAATGCCCTGAGGAAAAATGCAGACCGCCGAAAAGGCGGTTTTTTTATACCCAAAAATAAGGGAAAGGAGAAAATGAATGGACAATACTGTAATGATGGAAAAATCCGAGCTGATGAAGCTGACTGACATTACGCCGTATGCGAACAACCCGCGAAAGAATGATCGTGCGATTGAGCCGGTAAAGAACAGCATTATGGAGTTCGGATTCAACCAGCCTATCGTTGTTGACAAAAACAATGTGATCATCGTGGGGCATACCCGGTATCTGGCGGCGTTGGAACTGGGATTAGAGGAAGTGCCTGTATATGTTGCAGCGCATCTCTCAGAAGAGCAGGCCAGGGCGTACAGACTTGCAGACAACAAGACCAATGAGTTTTCCGAATGGGACGCAGGCTTGCTGGAATTGGAACTGGACGCTGTGGAAGATCTGGATATGTCCGACTATGGATTTGAGGACGATGATGTGGAGCTGGATATTCCAAAAGACAGCAAGGACGACAGCGAGAGCCTTGAGACACAGGAGTACATGAAGTTTGCCGGTCATAATGTACCCATGAGCGATTATGAAGTGGAGCTGCTGGAAAAGCGGCTGGCTGAATACACCGAGGAAGCCGGTACCGCTTATGGATTTATCCGGCATATTCTGGGCGAGTAATGCGGTTTATTGAGAACTATCCGATAGACCAGATCACACCGGCAGATTACAACCCTAGAAAAATCAAAGAGAATGCTTTTGAAAAGCTGCAAGAAAGCCTTTTAAAGTTTGGCGTGTGCAAAGCTGTTATCGCAAACCTTGACGGTACAATCGTTGCAGGGCACCAGAGGACAAAGGCTATGAAAGCAGTAGGCATAAATCACTGCCCGATCTTCATTCTGGAAAAGAATGTGTCTTTGCAGGATGAAATCAAATTCAACCTTATGCACAACAGCGTGGAAACAGAAACGGCAAAAATGCGGATTGATAATGCTGCGGATCTTCCGTTCGGATTCACG